AAGCTTGATAAAGAGTTTGAGATATACTGGGAGTATGGGTTGGAAGTAAATAGAAACGATACTATATTGTTGTCTATGGCAAATGCTTTAGGACTTAGTGATGATCAATTAGACGGCCTATTTATGGAGGCCAGTCATGGTTGAGGGACTTGTTGACATCGAGGAGAGAACTCGTAAGGTTGAGGAGGCTGTTATTGAGTTTCGACATATCGCTACTTTTGTTGTAGGAGAATACAGGGTCCGTTTGAATACTATGGAGGAGGCTGTACAGGCACTTAAAGAGAAGGGAGCTATGTACTCCCAGATGCATGAAGAGACTCAAAGGTCCATTAAGTACTTAGTTGGGTTGATGGCTTTAATGTTTAGCCTCTTTCTAGGAGGGCTTACGTACACTTTGGATAGTGTAAAAGCGGTTCAAGAGTTGACACTTTATAAAGCAAGTGTGCAAGGAGGTTTACATGGAGATTCAAAATAGCCAAGCCATTCTAAAGGCTCTCAAAGAGGATTTTAGAATGGCTGAATCTTACCAGTCTACATGGACTGGTAAGATTGACGAGTGGAAGTCACAATCCTTTGGGCAGCCGTATGGAAACGAGGTTGAAGGAAAGTCTAGGCTAGTAAGCCTTGATATCGCGAAACAGATCTCGTGGCTATTACCCTCGTTAGCAGATCCTTTCTTAAGTAGTGAGAAAATTGTCAAATGTACTCCAATAACTGCAAATGATACAAAGAGAGCAGAGCAAAGTACGTTATTGCTAAATACGTACTTTTGCCGTAAGTTCCCAAGGCACAATTTCGTTATGAAAGCTCTTAAGGTGTTATTGGTAGAAGGTAGTGTGATCCTTAAAACTGGCTGGGATTATGAGGAGGAGGAGGTGGAAGTTGAAACAGAAACTCTCATACAAGATGTACAGGGTAACCAACTTATTGAGGTAACTACCACAAAAGAGTTTAAGACTATTAAGAATCAGCCTACAGCGACAGTATGCCGTAACGATGATATTTTCATAGACCCCACTTGTATGGATGATATGGATAAGTGTCAGTTCGTAATTCACCGCTATGAAACAGATATGAGTACATTGAAGGCTGATGGCAGGTATAAGAATTTAGATAAACTTGCTGGATTAGCAGGAGGTCCTGACAGTGATCCTGATGGGTATGTGAGTAAGGATACTACTTCATTTAAATTTGCAGATGAACCCCGTAGAAAGTTGGTGCTTTATGAGTACTGGGGCAATTACGATGTTAATGAAGACGGACAGGTAGAGCCTATTGTATGTTCATGGGTTGGCAGTACAATACTTCGATTAGAAGCTAATCCATATCCTGATAAGAAACCCCCGTTTATTGTTGTACCTTTTAATAGCGTTCCATTTGAACTATTTGGAGAGGCATTAGCTGAGAATATCGGAGATAACCAAAAAGTTAAAACTGCAATCACTCGTGGTATCATCGACAATATGGCTAAGTCGAATAATGGTCAGGTAGGCATATCTCGTGGGATACTCGATGAACCTAACAGGAAAAAATTCCTTGCTGGGCAGAATTTTGAATACCAAGGTGCCATTGGAGGATTTTGGCAGGGAAGCTACAACCAAATACCTGGTAGTGTATTTGATATGCTATCACTGATGAATAATGAGATAGAATCCCAGACTGGAGTTAAATCGTTTAGTGGGGGAATTATTGGCAATGCTTTAGGAGACAATGCAGGAGCTAGAGGTGCCCTTGATGCAACTTCAGTACGACGCATTGCACTAGTACGTAATATCTCAGAAAACATGATCAAGCCTCTGATGAGAAAGTGGCTGACGTACTTTGCAGAGTTTATGGAGCCAGAGGAAATTGTCCGTGTCACTGAGCTAGAGTTTGTTCCTGTGTTGAAAGACGATGTTGGAGGAGACTTCGATATGGAAATCAGCATAGCAACCGCTGAGGATAGTGCTGCAAAGTCTCAGCAGTACGCATTTTTGCTTCAAACTTTAGGGAATAACATTCCTTTCGAAATGACTCAAAAGATTATGGCACAAATTGCTAAGTTGGCTAAAGATCCAGAACTGGAGAAAGCGGTCCTTTCCTATAAGAGAGAACCTGATCCAATGGCTGAACAAATGAAACAAATTGAGATTGAAAGAGCTCAATTGGAAAATGACAAGTTGAGAGCTGAGATTGAACGGGATAGAGCAAGAGCGATGGAGGATCAAGTAGATACTAAACTTAAATTGGCTAAACTAGAAGTTGAGCTAGCCAAAGCTAAAAAACTACGAAGCGAGGGTGATAGATTAGACCTAGACTTCGTACTAGCAGATGAGCAAGTGGATGCGGAAGAGCGTAGCAGTGAGCGAGAACTTAAACTTCGTGAAGTGGAGCTAAAAGCTGCGTTACAACGTGAGTTGAAACAAGCTGATAGAGATCACGCAACGTTAGAAAAAGATAAAGATAGAATGCTCCAAGTTGCGTTGGCTAAATTGCAACGTGATGCAGGTGATAAAAATATTGGAATAGGGGTATAATATGAGTATAATTGAGCTGTCAAAACAACGTTCTGCGGATAGATCTGCTGCACAGGAGTTCGCTGCTCTGAAAGACCGTGCTAGAATTGATGGTCTAGCAGCAGCTCTGCGTGATGAAGTAGTTCCTCAAGCATTAGCACAGCGAGATGTGGAGTGGACCCAAGCGTTAGCTCCACAGAGTAATACACTGGAACAACAATTAGGTGCAGCACTTGCTGCTTATAGACCCCAAACGCAAGCTCCACAGTCTGCGTTCATTTAAAGGAGATATAACGATGGAACCAGAAGTACAACAAGGACAAGCTCAACAAGGGCAAGAAGATTTATTAGCACAAGTAGTTAAATTGCTTCAGCAAGGTATGAGCCCTGAAGAACTCCTTAAAATGGGTGTTCCACAAGAGATTTTGGAACAAGCAATTGCTATGGTACAACAGTCTCAATCAGGTGCAGGAGCGCAACCAACGGCACAGCAATCTCCTCAGCAACGCCCTGCAGGACTAGCAGATATGTACGCTCGTGGTGGGATGTAAAACATAGGTACTTAAAGATCTAAATGAAAGGAGCTATGATGGCTTGTAAGACAAAAGCAAAAACACCAAAACCAAAAAAGTAAGTAAGTTTGAAAGCTTACACTATCCTTAATCTTAAAGTTCACTTAAGATTAAGCCAGTATAATTACTTTTATTTGAAGGGAATTCATGGAAGAAGAACAACAAGAAAAATTGGTAAACGCAATGCAGCGTCTGAAAGGGAACTTGGATTTCCAATGTTTCTGCGATGAATATATCCGAATGAATTGTTCGGTACCCCTAGTAGGACTTATTAGTCAAAATGATGTGCTTCGTAGAAGTGCTCTGGAAAAAGTTCAAAGTGGGGAACACTTTAAATCTTTCCTTGTGTACCTAAATAATATTGGGGAGGCTGGCGATGGACATTGAGGTAGATCTTGATAGCATGACAGATGATGAGTTTTCTGCGTATTTGGAGTCTTCTGGAGTGCTGGATTCTACAGATGAGAATGATTCTACAGATGAAGTCGAAGATGAGTCCGATGTAGTTGAAGAGCAAGAGGAATTGGCTGAAGTGGAGGATCCTAGTAACACAGATGATACTGAGGAAGAAGATACTGATGAAGATACCGACGAAGGTACTGTAGATCCTAAGGTTGAGAGTAAATCAACAACAACATATAAATACGTTGTAAAGGGGGAAGAGTTAGAGTTCTCCGAGGATGAGATTAAAGCTCAGTTCGGTGATGTACTCAATAGAGCCATGGATCGTAAACCTGTTAGCCCTAGTCATAAAAAGATTCTAGATGCTATCTCTACAGCTGAATTGAATGAGAAAGATATAAATTTTGCTATTGATCTTCTTGCTGGTAATAAAGCAGCCTTAGCTGCCTTGCTACAAAAGCACAAAGTTGATGCCTTTGACTTAGAAGAGACAGATGGTCCTTATGTTCCTCAATCGTACGGTCGTAGTGAGTCAGAGCTAGAGATCGCTGAGGTTACTTCTAAGATCAGCGGTGATCCAGAGTACGAAACTACGCATCGTATCCTCACCAAAGAGTGGGATGAGGACTCATGGAATGAGATGGCAAAACGTCCAACGCTAATTGAACTTTTACACCGTGACGTTAAGTCTGGGGCGTACAAAGAGTTAAGCGGTATCTCTAAAAGATTGAAGTTACAAGATGAACTAAGATACGGTACTGGCATTAGGTCTGACCTAGAGTACTATAAACTTGCTGTCAATATCGCAGCTACCCCACCTACCCCTGTTGAGCCAAGTCCTCCCAGACGACAGCTCGAACGCGATGTCACAGACTTGCGTAAGGTAAGGAAGGCAGCAGTAAATGCTAAGGTGGTTCCTGGAGGAACTCAACATAAAAAACCAATTGATGTTCAACATCTTAGTGATGATGAGTTTGTAAAGTGGTTTGAATCTAACGTAAAGGATAAATAATGGGATATAACTCAGGAACAACTGTTGCCCCGTCAACAGTAGACAAAAAGGCTGGAAATGCACAACTTGTGCAACACTATTACAATAAGAAAGCGATCATCGATGTCAAAGATGAGATGTTGCTAGGGCAGTTGTCCAGTACTACAGGGATTCCTAAGAACCAAGGGAAAGAGATCGTGAAGCATCGATACGTTCCTATTCTTGATGATGCAAACGCAAATGCTGGTTCAGGCTTGTCAACTGATGGAGTGACCCTTACTGATGGTAACTTGTATGGTTCTAGTCGTGCAGTTGGGGTAATTACAGGTAAGCTCCCTACATTAGGAGAGAATTCAGGTCGTGCTAATAAGGTTAGTATCAGCCGTCAAGAGCGTCGGGGTTCAATTGTCAACCAAGGGTTATTGACTGAGTACAGTAAAGATGAATTGTCATTTGATACTGACCCAATGCTTAAAGAGCATATTACACGTGAGGCAGTGCGTGCAGCTGCGCAGGTTAATGAAGACTATTTGGCAATTCAGTTGACTACAAAAGCTGGTATTAACTACTTTGCTGGGGATGCTACATCAATTGCAACAGTTGACCACTTGTCGTTGCCAACAATTCAAGATTTGTATCGTATTGACATTCAGCTAGATAACAACAAGTGTCCTAAAGACACTACTGTAATTACAGGTTCTCGTCTAGTTGATACTAAGACAGTGCAGGCTGCCCGTTATATGTTTATTAGCCCTGACATGAAGATGTCTTTCATGGCAATGAAAGCAATGAACGGCATCGATGATGCATTTATTTCTGTGGAGCGATACGCGGATGCGAATAGCAATGGTAAGTACATCAAAGCAATCGCTGGAGAAATTGGTAAAGTTGGCCCATTCCGTTTGGTAGTTCATCCTAAGATGATTACTCGTGCAGGAGAAGGTGCTTCAGGTACCAACGAGCTATACCGTACTACTGGCGGTAAGTTTGACGTGTACCCTAACATGATTATCGGTTCTGGGTCGTTTACCCACTTGGCGTTCGAATCTGGAGCTGGTTCTACAGGGGCTTTTAACATCAAGCATAAAACACCAGAAGAGCTCCGTACTCGTGAAAACCCGTATGGCAAGTTTGGTATGACTGTGATCGAATGGTGGAGTGGAGTTCTTGTAGAACGTCCAGAGTGGATTGCAAACTACTTTACTTCTAGTACCATCTAACCTACCCTCTGGGGTAGTACCATAAAGGAATATAAATATGACATATGATGAGACAAAACAGAAAGCCCGTGATTTAGGCATTGTTGTTAAAGGTAATCCTTCACAGGTCGCCCTGGAGGAAGAGATTCGGTTATGCGAAGAAACGTTGGCAATCGCAAATAAAGATGCAGGTAAAGATGCTGAACTTATTGTGGATAAACCGAAAGTTAAAAAAGCAATGTCTCGTCAGGAGGCCATGCAAATGGTTAAAGTACGGGTTACCCCACTTGATGAGGCTTTGAAAGGACTTCCTTCTGACTTGTACGCAGTAGCCAATAAGAACATTGGTACTGTTTCACAAGTAGTGCTGTTTAATAAACCTACACTGGTGTTTAAGGTTATTTTGGATAGTCTAAAAGCTACCGAAATGGCTGTTTCTAATGGTGCGAGTGGTAATGGTGCAGTTGAGTTTAACTTGGTGCCTGCATACAATATTGCAGAGCTTCCACTAACGGAAGAAGAATTGGGTGCCTTCCAAGGTAAGTAATTACTAAGCCCTCTTAGGTGGGTTTAGATAAGTATTTAGGAGTATGATATGGCAACAGTAACAGAGTTTACTATTACTAAAGGTAATAAATTAGACTTCTATGTAATAATTAAAGAAGCTGGCACAGTTACCCCACTGGTGCTACAAGTTGGGGATACCTTTACATACAGCTTAGTGGATAAAAAAACTGATAAGAAGTATGCAGAAGATGTACCGATGGTAATGACAGATCTACTTAATGGCGAAGTG